CATATGCTCAAATATGATACAGCAGATAGAGAGCGGAAAACTAGATTTATGGGATGATGATACTGAAGGAACCATTAATGATGAGCTTTTGTCACTGGACATACAGGTCGAGGTAGAAACAATTAAGAATCCCGAGGAAGGGGATCAAGGAGAGTATTTAACGATTATCACAGGTCCTAGTAACTCAGGTGATGAAAAAAAGTTTGAAGATATATTCAATATTAAATCTTTAAATGATTTACCTGATCTTGATGATATAAGTATGAATATAATTAATTCTCCATTAATGGCAATAGCTATGAATAAAACAGGTTTAAATAGATATGGAGTAGTGGATCTATTTGGAGATGTTTATGATACCATATCCTCTAGTTTAGAAGAAAGATACGAACAGTTAGATGAAGTGTATTTAGAAATAAGAAGCAGAACAGTTAGCTCTATGTTGAGTTTTGATGAATTAGTGGACGGTGAAGTTAACATTGGGGTTTTTCTATACCTAATGCTATTTATTAAGGAATACAAAAGAATTAAAAATGAACAATCACTTAAGACATCTTTGTCAGATTTAAGAAACGCACTCTTTAATTCAAAATATAGAAGCGAGGATTCTATTAATAAATCTAAAGAAGTTGAAAGAATAGTATCTATGGTTATAAATATACCAGATACTTTAAAATATAAAATAGCAAATAGATAAAATGGGATATATCAAGAACTTTAAAACATTTGTTTCTGAATCAATAGAATCTAATACTAAAGAGATTCAGTTACTTGATCAAAAGAAAGCTTTACAAGAAAAACTAAAGCAGACTGAGGACGATATTCAAAAAACTCAGATAGAAACCCAAATCTCTAAATTAGACATAGAGATTGAAAAAGTTAGACAGATAGAAGATCAAGAAGCTAATGAAGCATAATAGTAAACATATTAAACAGATAGAGTCTTTCTTAAATGAAGAGAAAGATAATGTGGTTTACAATACTAATTATTCAGGTATGGTAAATAGCACTGTAGCTAATCTATACACTGGAATAATGGCTATAGCACAAGAGCTTGCTAATGAAAAATTGGCAAGAGATCCTTATAATAACACAGGAGACATTGAAGAGGTAGATATATCTAGAGCTCTTAATCTTATTTTCCATAGTGATTGGAAAAAGAATATGAAAGAGAAATGCTTACAAGGAATACAGCTCAATGCAGCAAATAGGGCAGGCAGAAAAGACGAAATATCCAATAAGAAAAATCAACGAGCATTGGCTAAGCTAAATAAAAACGATAACACAATAAGTATAGATACTAAAACTGTTAGGTTCAGTGATGAAAAGTCTGGAAACGGACCTGGATCTAACCAATAGTAGTTTTAAAATAAATAATTATAAGATGACTGAAGAAGAATTGATAAAGGACATTAATGAGGAAATTACATTTTCAGGAATGCTGCCCTATTCCTTACCAGAAAAAGAGATTAAGAGACAATTAGATATTGCAGCAAGATATTTTTGGGATAACTGGAGACACGCAGTTGAACCTAGATATATGACTTTACCTAAAGAGATGTTTCAGTCAAAGCAATTTGCTAAAATCAGACAAATACAATTACCTGATTGTGTACAATTTGTTACACAAGTAAAAGAACCAACAGGAGGTTCTATCTTTGGAACAATGGATAGAGACTTTTCTGAATCCAAGTTTATAGGCTCAGAAGTGTTCTTAACACCTTTTATTGGAGAGAGTATAATGTATAGAACAGTTATTTTTAGTTTCTTAGATTTAACGAGAGGGCTTGTATTAGACACTATAGCATATGATTATAATAAAAACACCAAGCTATTAACTATTGTTGGAAGAACACCTAAAATAGATGCAGTTCTACAATTCTATAAAAAAGTAGAGGTAGATAAATTATACGAAGATGAATTGTTTCAAAGATGGATAAGAGCTAAATGTAAAGTTAGACTTGCTCATATGTTACAAACATTTAAGTATACTCTTCCAGGTAATGTTTCAATTAGTTATGAATCTATTACATCAACAGCGGAGGCTGAAATAAAGGCAGTTGAAGATATGATGAAATCTGAAAACACACCAGATTGGATCTACTTATACAGACAATAAAAATATAATAAACAATGGCAAAGACAATTAGAGATATTTACATGAGATCAGAAGAAGATCCTAATTATAAAAAAGGAATACTTCAAGTATCAGACGATACAGAAGAGGCTATTTCCCAAGTAAAGATGACATTGCTAACTGAAAAAGGCAGTGTATTGGGAGAACCTGATTTTGGATTAGATGTAAATAAATATCTATTTGATTTTGAAACAGATCCATTTGGTTTATCAACAGAAGCTAACGAACAAATAGAGAGATTTGTTGCCTCTGCTAAAACCAAAAACATAGATGTTATTCCTTCTAAATTTACAGATGAAAAAGACAGAGATGTTTTTGTATTAAAGATAGCCATTGATGGAGATAATCCATTTGGAATATTCTACGACTAAACCTTCTTAGCCATAAAATTTTCTTTTATTTTATCTAAGCAAGGGTCTCCTCCTAATTCTATTATCCACTTTTTTATTACTTCTGCTTTTTCGTATTTTTCTTCAATCACGTACTGAAGCAGTTTCATTTTTAAGAAAGATATGTCTCCTGTAGACCCCTTTGCCATTAAAGTAAAGCATTATTTTAGAGTTGACCTTCTCCTGAAGTTTCACCACCATCGATTACTTCTCCTCCGCCTTCAGGTGGAGTTTCACCAGGTGCAGCAGCAGCGGCAGCGGCTCCAGCATCAGCTGCTCCTCCAATATCAGCAGCGGCGGCTTGAGCAGCTTTTTCAGCAGCTTCTGCTTCTTGCCTCTCCTCTTCTTCTTGAATAATATAATTTTTATTGGTTTGAATCTCATCATCAGACATTTTAAGTTCTTTTCTGATTAAGTATTCAGTAGAGAAGTAAGGTGTTCCATCATCATTCATTACACCTTTCATAGCAGTAAAGCTAGCAAGTCTCTTATTAGCGACTTCTCTTTCTTTCATTTCTTCAAATAGGTTATCATTGTTAAAAGTAACACCTATTGCGTTTCTAAATTTATGATCCTCTTTAATCTGAGGTATATCTAATTCCATTTGTAACCAAAGCGGTTTTGTTATAAGTTCTTGAATAGTTGTTCTAATTCTATTAATAAACTTGTTATATCTTATCTCTTCACGAGTAATACCCTCAGCATTAAGAGTAAATGCTCCCATTCCAGACTGACCTTCCCAACGAGAATATGGAATCTTAGAATCCATTTTTAATTTCTTAAGGAAATGGTTCAATAACTCTGAACCAGATAGGTTAGGTCCAGGGTATTGTAAAGGTTCTATCTTAACTTGTTCGTTTCTATCATTTACAGGTAATACATAGTTTTTATAGAACAAAATATTAGGTTGTCCATTCACTTTTATTTCACCTGATTCATTATCAAAGTTAATATCTTCTTTAAGAATATTTAAGAACTCTCTAACGTCTTCCTGTGCCTTCTGGATAGACTTAGAACCAACAGGAACAGTTGTAGTTAATCTTATCGGTGCGTTCATAACGTGCCAAATAACTTTACTCTGTTCTATGATTCTTAAAAGGTTAAATGATCTAATTAATCTTTCTACAAAACTAACTCGCTTGGTTCTAAAATGGTTAGAATAAGAAAGATATATTACTTGCGAATCAGTAAGTGTACGAGTTTGTGTACTATTTGGAGTATACTGAGTCCATTGTAAAAATAGTTTTCCTTTTTGATCTTTAGATAACTGAGGAACAATACTCGTAGGGTCTAATTCTTTATAACCAATAATTTCTCTTGGTTTTTGAGGATTATCGTAGATTATTTCAAAAGCTAAGTGACCTTCTACTAAGTATTGATACACATATTGCCATGCAGATATTCCTTCTTGGAAACCCCATGCATTGTATATCTTATGAAAGTTTTCATTATACTTACGTATAACATTGTCTTGGTATTTTAATCTCTGTTCTTTTGAATTTCCTTTATACATCATCTTACCTATAAGATCTGTAGGCTGACAGAACATGTTTTCATCGTCATATACAATTACATCATCAGTAATTGTTTCTAATATAAATTCTATTTCACCATTGGATGCAATATCTCTTAGTCTTTCACGTTTAATAGCATAATCCAGTTGGAAAAAAGCAACAGCCTTTGTTCTTAATTGAGATGTAGTGTCAGATATGGCCATTGACATTCTCATCATTTCGTTTTGACCATATTGTTCATTGCTTCTAGCCATTAATTGACTTTCAATGAATCCTATTGCTTGTGAATTCTTCAGTAATAAATCCTCATGTCTAACATTAAATCTACTTAATGCAGATAATCTGCTACTTAATCTATTTACTGTATTTTCTAAAAATCCTGCCATTATATCGTGTGGTTTTATTTATATCTTTTAAAAGAATTTAGATTCAAATCTTTCAAATACTCCAGCCAGTCCGCCTATTCTAGAGTTAAATGTTATTCCTTGACTAGTTATACCCATATTATAAATACTAGGTAAAGTGTTCCAATCTAATAATCTAACATTCTTTATACTATTTATCTCATAGTTTTTAACTGCAAAACTGACATTAGCATTAACAACTTTGCTTATAAAAGATTCAGTAACAGCAAAGAATGGTTCAAGATAAGATTGACTTTTCATTCTGTCTTTTATAGATACTTTTACTGTTTTTAAATCATCAGTAACATAAGGATCTATAAAGTTATTTTTATTGTTCATTAACATATAATAAGATTCTAATATAAGCCTTCTATATTGAGGAGACATTAGTTTTATATTCAAAATAGAACAATAGTTTTCATTATTTAAATTTAAAGCTATACCAATTGGCATTGTATCATAGTATGGCCGCTTTGTTATATTAAGTTTTTCACCTATATTGTCATTATATTCCTGCCTATCAAAAGGTATCAAGTCTTGATTTACTTGAAAACCTGGATCATGTGATAAATAGTACAAATGTCCAGGTAATAAAACAGGAGTCATCGCTATTCCAGATGACTCCACTATTTGAAAAGGGTCTTGTATATCGACTCCTCTACTTATTTCACTTAAAGATTTTGCCATTAATCTTATTTAATTTTTAATCTGTCAAACAGTTTTCCAGAGATATCTTCTATTTCTCTCTGTCTTCTCTTGCTTTCATGATCTCTAGCAACTGCGGTAACCGCTTGAGATAATTTCCACAAGGTTCCTTCTCCTTGAACTCCATCTTCAGGTCTGTTTGCCATTAGTTTACTCTCGATCTTTTCAATCTCATTTTTATATAAACCTCCAGACTTTAAACCATTTAACTCTTTTGTAATATCTACAACTCTTTCACTAGCAAGTTGAATTGTTCTAGCCTGTTTTTCTATATTATCTATATCAAAAGATGCTTTAACTAAATCTCCTATTAAACTAGCCTGTGTTTGAGTATCTAATCTATAAGTCTCTTCGCTTAAAGAAAGATCATCTGGAAGTCTTCTACCTAAATGAACTTGCCTTAACATGTTGTTTCTAGTCATTCCATTTAAGCAAACAACTTGCATACTATATGATTGAAGTTGCAATGCTCCATCTCCAAAATCTGAGTTAGATATTCTAAGACCAAATACCATGTGAACTGTTCCATTCTTTTCAGTAGGTATCGCTATAACTTCAGGGTAAATAGTTTCACAATAGGTTCTAGTTGCATCGATATGAGCACTAACTATCTGTGCTCCTTTTTTATGACACTCATTAAAGAAATTAGAGTAGATGCTAAAAGTATCAAGTCTTCTGTATTGATCAGAAAGTATTCCTCTTACTTCATCTCCAACTGCTCTAACTAAAACC